GTTTCTACCGCGCACGCACCTAGGCGGTTCTTCATACTCTGGCCTTCAGTTGGGGTTTCAACGACTCAACAATTGGGGTTTGGGTTGCAGCCCACCCCGCTTCAAACTGACCCGGCGCCATTGGCTTGGCCCGGGTCGTTTTCTTGGTGCATGGCACCGAACAGCTCGGTGATCTGGTCGTCCAGGCTGCGGTAGCTGGCCGGGTGCTGGGCCTTGTAGCCAGCCAGGGTTTGGCGCTCTTCGCCGGTAAGCGCCCGGGTGCGGGCCTGTTCCAGCAGCCACCGCGCGCGGGCATGCACGGTGTCAAAGGTGGGCGTCACCACGGCGCGCACGGCGCGGCGCTGGGCCAGCTCGTTGGCCAGGCCGGTGGGCACCTGGGCGGCATTGGCTTGTTGTTCGGCCTGCAGCTTCGCCCAGGTGCTGCTGACGCCGTCGATGCTAAGCAGGTCTGCACTGCTGCCGCGCTGGGCGCTGGCGGCGGCCAGCGCGCTGGCGGCCATGTCCAGGCCTTCGCTGGTGTGGCGCACCTGGGGTGCAGGTAGGCGGGCCAGCTTGCCGGCCTGCTCAGCCCGGCTGGCAAGAATCTCTTCCACGATCGTGTCGGTGCCCACCTTCTTGGCGGCCTTCTTAAGTGCGGCGCGCTCGGCCTGCACCCGCTGGGTTTGCAGGCGCTTGGCGGCGATCGCCACGGCGCGGCGGTCCATGCCCGTGCGCTCGGGGCACTCGGCGATGCAGATGAAGCCACTGTCGCTGTACACGTACAGGCGGCCCAGGTCGTGGTCCAGCGCGTCAAAGCGCACCAGCACAGATTCACCCACATAGGCTTCCAGCTCGGGGGCAATGAAGTCCGCACCATCAAAGCGGATGCCCTTTTTCTGCACCGTGCGTCGGCCGTTGTTCTCGGGCGCTTCGGCCAGCAGCACGTCCAGCACGCGTTCGTCTTCGATCACGCGCACCTGGTCGCGGCTGGCAGCGGCCACGGAGAAGGGTGTGCGGTCGCCCAGGCCAGCGTGGTTGTCATGGTGGTAGATGTGGTCCACCCAGTTGTTGCAGAAGGCCTGGAAGTCGTCTGCGGTCATGTTCACGTCAAGCGTTTCGCCTCGGGTCATCAGGCGGTCTGCAAAGCTCTTGCGGGCTTCGATGGCGTTGCGGTCCGCGACGTTGTGGCCGATGTAGCCGGGCAGCAGTTCCAACAGCTGGCGGCTGAAGGTGCCGAAGCTGCGTTCAATGTGCGGCTTGTGCCAGGGCTGGAAGGGTGGGCACAGTTCCTGATGAACGGCCAGGCCCTGGATCACGCGGGTGGTGTGGTTGCTGACGTAGTCCGACCCGTTGTCCGTCTTGATGACTTCGGGCACGCCCCAGTCAAGCAAGGTGCTGCGCAGCAGGCCGCACACAGCGGTGGCCTTGCTGGTGCGGCTGACCAGCAGGCGCAAGCGGCGGGTGTACACGTCGATCACGCCCAGCACGGCGTGGCGGCCGTCTTTGAGCATCACGTCGCCGGGGGTGCTGTCCATCTCCCACAGCTGGTTGATGCGCTCCACACCCTCGCTCTGGCTTCCGAAGGCCACCATGTACTTGTTCTTGTAGTGGTCCGGGTTCTCCAGCGCGGCCAGGGTTTGCTTGTTGGCCTGGCGCCATTGCTCAATCCAGCGCTCCAGGCTGCGCACGCTGGGTGCATCAATCTCGCCGCTGGCGATCTGTGCGCCCAGGCGGGCTTTGATGCCCCTGTGGACCTGGGTTGCACGGGCGTGGGGGAATTGCACCAGGAAGGCTTCAACGAAGCCGAGCAGGCCTTCGTCGGCTGCTACCTTGGTGGCGCCCTTGCGGTTGCCGTAGTCACCCGCCAGGCGGCTGATGCCGCCAGCCTTGACCTGCAGGCGCCAGCGCTGCAGCGTGCCGGCGCTGAGGGTGCCTAGCTCGGTGCGCACCCAGGCGGGCACGTGGCCACCGCCCTGGGTCCAGGCCAGGGCGTAGTTTTGTTCGGCCAGGGTGGCGCCCATGCCGGTGGCGGCGCGGAACTGGTCAACGTCGGCCAGCACAGCCAGGCGGGCGTCCATGCGCCGCTGCTGCTGGCTGTTCATGGCGGCGGCGCTGCGCAGGCCCTGCGCTTGGGCCATTTCAATGGCGCGGCGGGCCAGCTGCTGGGTCAGCTCAGCGCGCTGGCCAGCGTTCATGCCCAACGCTTCGCTGGTGGCCACGGCCTGGGCACGCACCACGTCAGCCCCCACGGCGTTGCCACCGGCCAGCACGTTGGGGCGGTGCCAGACTAGGGCGGCGCGGGTGGCTGCGGGCAAGGCGGTGATGTGGAATTCAGTGCGGGTGCCGCCCCGGCCAGTGGCCTCACGGCTGCGCCAGGCCTGGGCTTCAGCCTGCATTTGCACGCCGCGCTTGCTGCTGGGCATGCTGGGCAGACCGGCCAGCTCAGACGCGGGGAACCATTCGCGTTGGGCGGTCATGCTTGACCCCCTTTTGAATTTGCGGCGTTTTGAGCCGTTTTTTCCGTCCTCTCGTCCTGACCCCCATCCTGAGAATAAAAACTGCAGGAAGGTGGTTTTGCGCAGTTTTGGGCGTGCTGCTTGGGCCTTTCGAACTCCTTGCGAACGGGGAACTCAACGCCAGCGGCGACAACTGCCGGGTGTTTGGTGATCGGATGGATACCAGCGAGGACCCGTTGCGCAGTGGTCCTAGATAAACCAGCTTTGGCTGCCGCTTCTGATGACGTGTAGCCCAAACGAACGAACCGAGCCACGCGAACAGCTTGGTGCGGCTGGACTTCAATGGGGCGCCCGCCCATGCTCGGCTTCACAGCCTGCTGCTTGATATATGCATCCACCCGTGGCGGGTTGACGAAGGGCCAACCCTCAAGCGGCTTGGCTGGCGCGACCAGCGCTTCAGCCAGGCGGGCTGATGCCTGGGCCAGCAGCGGCGGCAGGTTGGCTGGCAGCGGAGCCGGAACAGGCGGCGGCGCGTTGCCAAAGATGGGGCATACCACCGGGGCGGCGGGCTGTTGCTTGGGCAGGGCCTCGCACGCGGCGCGCAGTGCGTCCAGCTTGCGCTGCATGGCCTTGGGCATAGGGCGGCTGGAGGCGCTCATTACTTGACGGCCTCGGCGATCTGTTGCACAGCCGGTGGCGCCTTGAACTTGGCCACGTCGACGATCACGCCGTTCTTGAGCCCCAGGGCAACTGCCACCCGGTGGGCTTCGCCACGCAAGCCCTTGCGGCTACCGCGCAGCACGTCGACCACAGTCATCCTTTGAAAACCATGCTTCTTGGCCCACTCGGTGATCGAGACGCCTGCCTGCTCGAACTCGGTCCGAACCTGGGCGGCCGTTCGTACTGGGGGGTGCTGTTTTGGGTGGGTCATGGGAAACTGTGTGTTTTGATGGTTCTCGAACGTAGGGGGGGAGCCGGTTGCTAGGGGGTTCTGTTTGATTACCTATGTGTGATTATGGTCCTCATTCGTAAAAACATGCAAGCACTTGTGGTGTTGATTTGAAAACATTCGGTAGTCGATTGACGATGGAGCGTGAAGCCCTCGGTCTCAACCAGTCCGACATGGGCGCGCTCGGCGGTGTCGGCAAGCAAGCGCAGCTCAATTACGAGTTGGATCGAAGGTCCCCAAGTGCGAACTACTTGCAGCGGCTGGTGACTGCGGGCGTGGACACCCAATTCCTACTGACTGGTACTCGTTTGGAAATGAGCAAGCCCAGCCAAAAAAAGGAAAATGAGGGCAATGGCAGCGCAGCGACCGTCCTGACGGCGCGCGAAGAGATGTCCATCTTCACCCCGGGGCAGCTGGCGATGCTGGCTGCCAACCCGGCCCGCCACCTGCTGGGTGAGGCATTGGTCGCGGTGGAGGTTGAGCTTGAAAAGATGGGTGTGGTCCTGCCGGCCGCACGTAGGGCGCAGCTTGCATGGGCACTGTTCGAGATGAGCTTGCCCCTTCAAAAGCTCAACAAAGCCGCGCTGGCGCCGCTGATGTCTGTGGCCTAGCGCCCGCACGCCCTCGCGCGAGGCTGGGAAGCCTCGGCATCATTCCAATCCCGTTTACTAGAGCCTGATGGGCCTGCCGCGCAAAGTTGCGGCTGATGAAACCCATCCATATCTTCAAGCCCGGCCAGCACACGGCCATGAGCGGCGCTACGCTGAGCTTCAGCGAGGCCGACCTGGCTGCCAGCGCTGCTGCTTATGACCCGGCTGTGCATGAGGCGCCGATGGTGGTTGGCCACCCGGCTGCTGACGGCCCGGCCTATGGCTGGGTGAAGGGCCTGGCGTTTGCTGATGCCGGCCTGCAGGCCGAGCCCAGCCAGGTTGACCCTGCGTTTGCCGAGCTGGTGGTAGCGGGCCGCTTCAAAAAAGTGTCGGCCAGCTTCTACACACCCGACGCCCCCAACAACCCGGTGCCTGGCGTGTACTACCTGCGCCACGTGGGCTTTTTGGGCGCGCAGCCGCCAGCCATCAAGGGCCTGCGCCCGGTGGAGTTTGCCGAGGGTGAGGCGGGCGTGATCGAGTTCAGCGAGTGGACCGACCAGCAGAACGCCGGCCTGTGGCGCCGCATGCGCGAGTTCCTGATTGCCCAGTTCGGCCAGGACAAGGCTGACGCGGTGATCCCCACCTACACGATTGACGACATGCAAAACGCTGCAGTGCGGGAAGCCGCGACTGAGGCCGCACAGGAAGACGCCATGCGTACCCAAGACCCCACGGCCCCGGCCGGTTTCCCATCCCCTTACTACGCCGAAGGAGGCAACGCCGTGACTGAACAAGAACTGAAGGCCCGCAAGGACGAGCTGGACGCCAAGGAAGCTGACTTGAAGAAGCGCGAAGCGGCTGCTGCTACCTTCGCTGAAGCCCAGGCAGCCGCCGACCAGGCCGCCCGCGACCAGGCAGACGCAGCCTTTGCCGAGGGCCTGGTGGCCGCCGGCCAACTGCGCCCGGCCGACAAGCCCCGCGTGCTGAACCTGCTCAAGGGCCTGGCCCCCACGGCAAACGTGATGGACTTTGCCGAGGGCAGCACTACCGAACTGGTGGCCGTGTCGGCCCGTGACGTGCTCAAAGCTTTCTTGAAGAGCCAGCCCAAGTTGGTGGACTTCAGCGAGCGGGGCAAGGGCGACGGCACCACCGCGCTGGACGTGGAAGACCCAGAAGCGCTGCGCAAGGGCGCCCTGGCTTACCAGGAAGCCTGCCGTGTGGCCGGCGACACGGTGCCCAGCTTCCCGATGGCGGTGCAGCACGTGACCCGCCAGCACAAGGCCTGAGCTGCACAGCCTGCCGCACCCCGACCCGCAACCCCGTTTCAAACACCCCGGAGAACACACCGTGACCGCACAACGCTACCGCAGCTACACCGCCGAAACGGCGGTGGGCAAGTACCTGATCGTCAAGCCTGGCACTGCCGACATGAACGTGGTGCCCGCCACCGGCCCCACTGACCTGCTGATTGGCACCGCTGACGGCACCGATACCGTTATTGGCGACATGGTCGATATGGGCAATGGCGATCTGCACCATGTGCTGCTGGGCGGCACCGTGACCCGTGGCCAGCCCCTGACCAGCGACGCCAACGGCAAGGCCGTGGCTGCTGCGCCGGCCGCTGGCGTGAACAACCGGATCATTGGCTACGCCGAGCTGAGCGGCGTGGCCAACGACGTGATCACCTACCACCGATCGCTGGCGACCATCCAGGGCTGATAGCCCAGGCTGAGCAGGCAGCACCCAGAAAACCGACCCCGACACACCAGGAGAACCCGCCGTGTCCAAAAGCAAATTTGTGATCCTTCCCGCGCTGACGGCCATTGCCGTGGCCTACAAACAGGGCAACCTGATTGCCGACATGGTGCTGCCCCGCACTCCGGTGATGGGCAAAGAGTTCGCGTGGCAGAAGTACGCCCTCGGTGAGCAGTTCACCGTGCCTGAAACCCGTGTGGGCGCCAAGGGCCAGCCCAACCAGGTGGACTGGGCCAGCACCCCGGTGAGCGACAGCGTGGTGGACCACGCGCTGGACGCGCCGGTGACGAACGACCAGATTGCCCAGTACGAAGCGGCCGTGGCCAGCGGCAACGCCCGCGTGCAAGACCCGCTGATGCGCGCCACCAGCCTGGTGAGCGGCCTGGTGGCCACCCGCCGCGAAAAGCGCGCCGCTGACCTGGTGATGAACCTGGCCAGCTACGCCACCGCCAACAAGACCACGCTGAGCGGCACCGGGCAGTGGAGCGACTACACCAACAGCGATCCGCACTATGCGCTGATGACCGCGATGGACAGCATGATCATGCGGCCCAACTGCATGGTGGTGGGCCGGGTGGTGATGACGATTCTCAGCCTGCACCCCAAGATCAAGACCGCCATCTACGGCGGTGTGAACGGCGACCAAAAGGCCGTGAACCGCCAGGCTTTGGCCCAGCTGCTGGAGCTGGACGAGGTGATCGTGGGCGAAGGCTGGATGAACACCGCTGCGCCTGGCCAAACGCCCACCGTGGCCCGCATCTGGGGCAAAGATTGCGCGCTGTTCAATCGCAATGTGGACGCTGGTGTTGACGCAGGCCTGAGCTTTGGCATGACGGCCGAGTTCGGCAGCCCGGTGGCCGGCACCATTGAAGACAGCGACATTGGCATGCGCGGCGGCCAGCGGGTGCGCATGGGCGAGAGCGTGAAGGAATTCATTACCGCCAACGACCTGGGCTACCTGTTCAAGAACGCTGTCGTCTGATGCTGGCTGGGCGCAGGCCCAGCTCGCTAAAGTTGCCCTGGCCCCGTGATATTCCGCCGGCCAGGGCATGCACCCAGGCGCTACCCGCCCGCCGCGCAGCGCCACCCCACACCCCAGCGGCAACACGCCGCACCAGGAGAAGCCAATGGCCACCAAAGCCACCAAAGCCCCGCAAGTGAAGAAGCCCGCAGCCGAAGGCCCGACCACCGTGTACGAAGTGATCAGCCCCCTGAAGCACGACCAGGTCGACTACGCCGTGGGCGAGGGCATCGAGCTGACCGAAGCCCAGGCCGCCCCGTTGCTGGGCCACACCGTGCAGGCGCTGAGCGCCGACTGACGGCCAGCCGGCCAGCCCGCCACTGACCCACTGACAGACCGCACCAGGTAACCCAGGTAGAGCCATGCCCATCCGCATCAAGAACGCACAGCCCGGCTACAGCCAAGGCGATTTGGTTTTCAACGTCACTGAGGTGCAGAAGACGGCGTTGATGCAGGGGGGC